AAAAGATTGAACGTGAACAGACGACTGCCAACTACTATTCACATTTTGAGCTCGAGAGCAGCGCCATACGCATCAGATATTAAAAATGGAAGGGTTGGTGCGTTTTACAGGACGCTGGCACAAGAATTCAAGGACGGTCTGTCCTTGAAAGCTGAGGCAGGCGACCGCACTATCGTCGGTGTGGTAGTGCACGGTGCAGGTGGCTCGGGCAAGAGCCGTTTCCTACAGGAGTGGTGCTCTGAACTTGACCAGGACGACAATACGGTGACGATTGTCCTCCCTACCAATGAGCTCCGAACTGACTGGACTAGGAAGGTGCCCTCTCTTGATCACAGAAGATTTAAAACTTTTGAGAAGGCATTAGCACAAAATGCGGGCCAGATTGTTATTTTTGACGATTATGGGAAGCTTCCTGCTGGTTATATAGAGACTTACCTGTATGCTCATTCCAATGTGCAAGCCATAATCCTTACAGGTGATCCACGCCAGACCGTGCACCACGAGCCCAATTCACAAGCTGCCTCATCAACGACCCTACCTGGAATCGACTACTTCGCGCAATATTCCAGGTTTTACATCAACGCCACTCACAGGAACCGCAAGGATGTGGCAAACGCGCTAGGGGTCTACTCCGAATTGGAGGCGCGAACACCCATTGAGGTCAAAGCCAATATCACCTCAGGGTCACCAGTACTTTGCCCAACAACTATTAAACAACAGGCCCTTCTGGAAATGGGCCACAGGGCAATGACGTACTCATCCTGCCAGGGGTTGACAGCAGGGCATGTGCAAATTTTGATTGACTCAAATACCCCACTCTGCTGCGAACGAACTCTCTACACCGCGCTCTCGAGGGCATCTGAGGCTATCACATTTATTAATTCCTCTGCAACTGAGCGCGACTTTACCAACAAGTTGGCCGTCACGCCATACCTTAGGACATTTATTCAGTTTGTGCGTGACGACCTTCTTGCCCCTGCAAAGGATAAGCCACAGGAGCCAGTGGTAACCGAAGCTGCCCCGGTTACCCACTTCCCTGTGGAAAACACCAAACTCACGCTAGAGGAGCTAGTTGAGGAGTTACCAGAGAAACACCAGCGTGAGCTGTTCAGCAATGACACGGGCCACTCCAACTGCGTCCAAACGGAAGACACTGTTGTCCAACTGTTTGCGCATCAACAAGCCAAAGATGAGACCCTGCTCTGGGAGACCATTCGAGTGCGACTATCAATCTCCACCCCAGAGCAGAATCTAAAGGAGTTGTCGCTCAAGAAAGACATTGGGGATTTGCTATTCTTCAATTACCGCGCCGCTATGCGGCTGCCAGCAGAACCAATCCCCTTTGACCAGGCCCTTTGGAATTCCTGCCGAGCTGAAGTGGAACACACTTTCCTTAGCAAACCAGTTGCTATGCTGATTAATTCCCAACTCCGGCAGAGCCCAGACTTCCCCCAAGAGAAAATAGCACTCTTCCTCAAGTCGCAGTGGGTGAAGAAAGTTGAGAAGCTGGGCTGTCTCAAGATTAAAGCGGGTCAAACTATCGCGGCCTTTATGCAGGAAACAGTTATGCTTTACGGCACTATGGCGCGATATATGAGACGAATGCGACAGGTGTACCAACCTCCAAACATCCTCATTAGCTGTGAACAGACGCCCGACGATTTGAACGAGTTCGTGACCCAACGCTGGCGGTTCAATCGGAATAGTCACGAGAACGATTTCACGGCTTTTGACCAGTCCCAGGATGGTGCTATGCTTCAGTTTGAGCTGCTGAAAGCTAAGCACCACTCCATACCCGAGGACATCATTGAGGGGTACACTCACCTCAAACTGAACGCGTCAACTTTCCTCGGCACCCTTGCAATCATGAGGTTAACTGGCGAGGGACCCACTTTTGACGCCAACACAGAATGCTCAATAGCGTACCATCACACACGATTTCACGTGCCCACAGATGTGAATCAGATGTACGCTGGCGACGACATGGTACAGGATGCGCCCGCCATCGAGAAAGCGTCGTTTGCCATGATCCGCAATAGGCTGAGCCTCACATCAAAAACGGTGCTCAGGAAACAAACTCCAGGGGATTTCGCGTCCTTTTGCGGATGGAGACTTACACCACTTGGATTAATCAAAGACCCACTCAAATTACATGCTGGATTGCTCCTGGCGGCGAAAACTGCTCGCTACAAGGAAACGGCTGTGGCATACGCGCTGGACACCAGCTTTGCGTATCGCCATGGTGACGCTCTGCACCAGGTCCTTACACCCAAAGAGTCAGAGTATCACCAAGCAACCGTTAGGATGCTGACACTAAGTGGCCATGGACACATTATGGCCACTGGAGCGGTAACATAGAAGGGTTAAGTCTCCACTCGGTTATGAAGATGGAAATAGTGACCGAGTTACTTCAGAAAGCAGGTTTCCAACGCACCTCGCACCCAATTTCAACACCTCTAGTTGTGCATGCTGTTGCTGGCGCCGGTAAGACCACACTGTTGAAAGCATTACTTACTGCTGGTCTTAACGTTTGCTCGCCGGCTCTGCCCACTGGCAACACACTTCTAGGTGCGCGTGTGAACAAAGTTCCTACAGGGGAGGACTTTGCCATAGACGAGTATCTCAAGTTTGAGACGCTCCCCGCCTGCCAAGTGGTCCTCGCTGACCCTTGCCAATATCCATCCCCCGCCCTAACCGCTCACTACGTGAGCTACTTCACCCACCGGTTAGGGAAAGCTACTACCGCGTTGATACAACGTTACTTGCCCATTCCAATCCAGTCCAGCAAGGAAGACGTTGTTGAGATTCACGACTTGTTTGTGGGTGAGCCAGAAGGCCAGATAATTTCCATCCAGGAGGACATTCGCGATCTTGCAATTGCGCATGGACTCTCACCCCTTCGCGTTTGCGAGGCTCAGGGTAAAGAGTTCCCCATTGTTACTGTCCTCTCATCACAGCAGCTAACTGAGGTGCCGGCACATCAGCTCTACATTGCCCTATCTCGTCACTCCAAGAAGCTGATTTTGCTATGCCGCTGAGTCAACCTCCCAACCACCAGCTCACTCTACAACTGGGTATCATAGCTTTAGCTCTGATCGCAACGCTTTACGCGCTCACGCGCAACACAGACCAGTTTGTAGGTGACCGTGACCACTCCTTACCATTTGGTGGTTGGTACTCGGACCGAAACAAGCAAGTGTTTTACAACGGACCAGGGCGCCGACACGACTTTAAGCTCCCAGCTGCTATACTGGCCATCGCCATACCTCTTTATTTGACGTTGAGAGGAAGGCGCTGCCCTTGCACTTGTACGGTTTGCACTAGCAGGGGTTAAGTCTTCCTTTTCTTTGAAGAGATGACGACTACCCAAACTAATAATGGTAGTAGCTCTATTTTCTCAGCGCCGACTTTCGAGCAGCTGAAACTTGTCAAGTATGAGTCTGAGACGAGCTCAGTAGCCACTAAGCAGGAGCTCGAGCAAATTGCCCTTCTTTGGGTATCGATGGGAATAAGCAAGGACCGTGTTTCCAACACGGCATGGGACTTGGCCCGCCACTGCGCTGATGTACAAGCCGCTAAGTCGTCTGACTTGGTGGGCACTTCACCTGGCACGGCCATTCCACGGAGCATGTTAGCAGCCGCCGTACGCCAAACGACTACACTCAGGCGCTTCTGCTCTTACTTTGCCAAGGTGGTCTGGAATCAATTAATACTCACTAACACACCACCAGCCTCTTGGGCGGCCATGGGGTACCAGGACGACACAAAATTTGCGGCTTTCGATTTCTTCGATGCCGTACTATCACCTGCAGCACTGGACCCTGTAGGTGGCCTGGTAAGACAGCCTACTGAAAAAGAAATCCAGGCTCACCAGGTCAACAAGTATGTCGCTATCACACGTGCTAATCAGACACGCGGCAACTTACTGTCCACCATGGCTGAGGTCACTCGAGGTAAACACGGCTACCTCCCGACCATTACCATGGAGCCCCCACCTTAAAGTCAGCTCATACTAGTCTGAAAAATAACCGGCGTTTAGCCTTGGAGAAGGACAACTCCACCAACGGGAAGTTGGTTTAAACCCCGCTGCCCTCTCGCGCTATCCCCAAACTTAACTCAAGGGC